GCAAACAGGCCAACGCCGAGTCGGATCTCCTACAAGGCCGCCTATTTCCTGCCATCGATCTATGCCGGTGTTGCGAGCGGGACCGATCAGTACACGGTTGCGGCGGCGCCAAGCACCAATCTCGCCGGCTGGTCTGCAAACGAAATGCTTCAAGTGAGGTTCGCAAACGCCTCAAACTCGGCCATCACGATATCCGGCACATCCAATAACGGGGGAAAAGTCCAGCTGTTGGTGAACTCGACAGCTGCTCTATCGCCGGGACAATCCGTTTTCATTGGGCGCATGGATGGAACGGTCGAGGCAAACGGCTCACAGACCGTTCTCACCGTTGACGACGCCACCCATGTCACGCTGAACGTGAGTTACGTCAACGCCTACGTTGCAAGCAACCCGAGCCCGTGCGTGGGGACGGCGACGCTCACTGTCACCGGCAAGACTGGCGGGACGAAGTTCATCCTGAACATGCACGGCGCGCCGCTCAACACTCATAACGAATCCGGAATTTCAGCAGGATCGAATGCGACGCTGATTTACGATAACGTGCTTGATGCGTTGCTTTTCAACAAGTCAGACGGCGGCATCGTGGCAGGGTGGCCGCTGGAGACCCAGGTCGATTTTGTGAACAAGGTGGGATGCTCTCTTTGGGCCAACATCCCTCCTCTTGCTGTTCCATCCGACGCTCAATCGATGGCTGCGCTGGTGAGCGGCCGGCTTTCGTCTGGGCTGAAGGCGTATTTCGAGTACGGCAACGAGGTTTGGAATTTTCAATTTTCACATACGGATTGGGCGATCCAGCGCGGGCGCAAGCTCGGGTTCTCCTCAGATTTCAACAGCTACTATTCCTGCGCCGGCAAGTTGATGATGGACGCTGTGACTACTGGGTGGGGCAGCCGGTCTCGCACCGAGCTTCTCCGCGTCATCGGCATGCAGAACGTCAATCCCATCCAATCAACCCGCATGAACGGGTCGGAATGCGCGACGGGGAATTCGGCTTACAACGCATTTACAGGGTCACGCAGCTTTAACGCCTCGCCCAACCGTTTCGTTGATACCTGCGATGTTTACTCCCCAGCTCCATACATCGATGGGGCCAATCTGCGCGGCGCAAATTTTGGTGGCTGGACGACGAGGGAAGCGCCGTTCTTTCAGTCCGTTGCGGACGCTTGGAATCTTGGCACCGTTGCGGGGCAGAATACGGCGCTGGCGCTGATCGACAACGACATTAGAAAGGGAACTACAAACAACCAGACCGTAACGCTTGCATCCAACACCTTTGCCGGATCTCAAGCCTACACGAACGGCTGGCGAGTGCAGTTGACTAATGTGAATGGGCTGGACCCGGCTGCTAGATACTTCGTGGTCAACTCATCAGGCTTTACGTTTCAGGTCTCAGCGACAGCCGGCGGATCTCCAATAACGGGCCTGTCGTCGGGCGGCACTATGTCCTCTGGCCGGCTCGGTGGAGGGGTCATTGTCACCATGATCAATCAATTCCTTGATTGGTATCCCGTTCATGAAGCGATCGTCGCAGGGTACGACAGTCAGCGCGCCGGGATCGGTCTCGCTCCGTTGACGGTGGAATGTTATGAGGGGTTCCTAGAGCACATCTGGCTGAGCGGAATCGGTAGCGGCGTCATCACTTCGGCGACGTGTGACACGATTGGATTGACGCCTACAGGAAGCGGTGCGGGCTCTGCGTTTCAGGCGATCACCTCCGCCTATACCGCTTACCTTGGCAGCAACTTTGCCCAACAGATGACTTTCGACTACTGCAAGCAATTCAGCTCGTTTCCACACTTCCGCACGCCGGGATTCTTCCCGGTAACCGGGCCGTCTGCGTGGTCATTATTTCCGGACGATGTGACATCGGCGCCATTCAAGACCTTCGATGGCGCGCGACTGTTCAGTAATCGCAAGAGACGGCTGGTGTGGTAGTCCTCACCAGGCGTTCCGGCTTTGGCTTTCGCAGGATTCATCCTGCGTCATTTCACGATAGACCCAACGGGATCCGTCCCATCGCTTCATCTTGGTGAAATCGTGCTCGTGCCAAGTTCCGCCGCGAGTCCGTTTGAGGCCATTCGCTGCGAGCCAGATCAGGAAGCTTAAGAGGAGCAACAAAAGAACGGTGGTGATTTCCATTGGAAAGCGTCTCTAAAATAATGACACTACCCCACGTTGCCCCTCCCGCCTAGCCCCTAAACTACACTCCCGGCCCCATTGCTGAGGCCGGGAGCAGAGCACAACCCTCCGGTGCTTCTCGTCTAGTCCTGATGCCGCTTTCGCTGCCTACGAGGACCATCGGCGGCCTTTCGGCCTGACAACGCTCGGATGCCCTTTCGGGGCAGATTTCGTATTCATACACTATTCCGCCTAGCCCCTAAAGAGGGTTAATGGCGATCACTCAGGGGAACTGGCACAAGTGAAAATTACCTATACATTTCATTGACTTAGGGCAATTTTCGACTCATCTAACCCTAACACCAACCAGGGTTTTAGTATGAGTTCGATCGAACAGACCGCGCTTCAGGCACGCCAAGCGCTCGGGCTTCTGACGGAAAGCGAGACGGCCAAGATTCTCGACGTCGAAGTCACCACCCTCGCAACCTGGCGCGGCCAGCGTAAAGGGCCGGAACACGTCAAGCTCGGCAAGAGCGTGTTCTACACCGTGCCACTGATTCAGAAGTGGATCGAGCGTAGCTACAACGAGCAGCTCGCCACGAAGGAAGCGGCATGAAGAAGATTTACGTCGCCGGCCCAATGAGCGGGTATCCCGAGTTCAATTTCCCGGCGTTTTTCACCGCACAGCACACACTCGAACGGCAGGGTTGGACCGTATTCAATCCGGCCAACAAGGAAGCCGAGAAGGAGCTCGACCAGGATGCATATGCTGCCGGCGATGCCAAGAAGGCTGCTGCCGCGGGCTTCGACTTCCGCGAGTGCTACACCTGGGACGTTACCAAGGTCATCGAGGCCGACGCGATCTACATGCTGCAAGGCTGGGAGCATTCTCCAGGCGCATGCGGCGAGCATGCCGTCGCGGTCGCGATGAAGCGGCATTACCCTAACTACAAGATCATCTACGAGTGAGGCCGCCCGCCGATGGCCTATCGCATTCGAGAGGTTGACGGCGAGGAATATCGAGAAGAGCTTGCGGAGCTCCACGAAGCTTCGTTCGAAGAGACCGCTCGAGTCGTCGACTTCAGCGATGGCTATTGGTGGATCGCCTTCAAAGGCGATGTGCCCGCCGCCTTCATCGGCATCAAGCAATCGATACTGGGCCCCGACGCCGGATATTTCTGGCGCGTGGGGGTCGACCCGGCACACCGCGGGCGCGGCCTCCAAAAGCGCCTCATGCGCGCGATGCACGCGAAGGCCCGCAAGCTTGGCTGGAAGCGCATCGTCAGCGACACGCGCGACAATCCGCACTCGGCGAACAACATCATCGCCGCTGGCTACCGCACGTTTTCTCCACCCAACCCTTGGGCGCATCGCGACGCCATCTACTGGATCAAAGACCTATGACCAACGACAACGAAAACATCGTCCCGTTCAAGCCGAAGCTTGTTGCTGCCGAGAGTAAGGTTCTTCCGGTGGAGAACGACGTCGTACAGACGCTCGAGAGCCTGCTCGAGGAAGCCAAAGCGGGCCACGTGCGTTTTCTTGCGTACGCGACTGTCGATGCCGAAGGTGTCGGGCATTCTGCTTGGTCGCCGCGAGGCGAGGTCATCGACACGCCACTTCTGACGTCAGCCTTGGGATCTGTGTCGTTCTTGAACGGTAGCTTCCTGGATTCGGCGATCGCCGGCTCAATCGACGAAGATTAGGTCTAAGCGCCCGTCGGCATCTTGGGTTTCGTGCTCCGCGGCCGATGCGCCATCATCCTGGCAAAGTACCCAGACATGCCGCCGTGCGCCGCGAGGCAGGCGTACTGAAGCGCATCGATGATGTGCGAGTACTCGTTCTTGTCGGGCAAAGGCTTTCGCGCTCCGGTTCTGGTTTTGGCGTAACGGTAGCCGCCGGCGAGCGCCCGAACGATTACGGGGCAGCGATCGCGATCGATGAGCATAGCTGGGCCGCCACCACGCTGGGCCAATAGGAAGGCTTCAACGGCTCGTAGACGAGCGTCGATTTCGTTGGTCGGAGCGGGAAACGCATTCAGACCAAGTCGCTTTAGGACATCAAAAGTGGTCTCCTCATAAATACTGCTCTTGGAGACACCTGACGGGTCGCCAACCATCGCGATCGCGTGACCGAGATAACGCTCGTGAATGATCGCCGGCCGCAGCGCCTTTTCGACATGTAGCTCGAGACCGATGTCTTCGGCGATTACTTCCTGTAGCACCAGCAATCGACCCTGGTGGTCGAGCTGGCAGATCACGCTACATGGGTCGCGACCGAAGTCCTGACCGATGATGAGCGGTTTCTGAGCTACCGGCACGAGTCCTTCGACGACATGGAATGCGCGATTGAAACTCTCGCGGAACACCGCCGTGCCGCTGGGGTCGTTGCCGTACTGCGCGTGGACGTAGCGACGGACCCAGTCCTCGCCATGGCCACGCGACAAACGCTCGTAGTAGGTGCGCCCTTGCGCCACCCTTGTGGGGTCATCGATTGGGAGCTTGAGCGTGTCAGCGGTCTGCGTCAGCCAGTTGAGGTTCTCGGCTCCAGGCTCGAGCCCGCCTGGCTGAATGAAGACTTGAACATCTGGCGCCGGTTCGGTCATGAACTTGTGCCAATCGCTACCCTCGCTGGGCATGTTCGTGTCTGCGATCCAGCCGAACCACGTCGCACCGCCCATTGCCGCCGACGGGTAGCGGCCGAGACGACCTGCGATCGAGTCAACCAGACCGACGTCCATTTCGATTGCTTCGGAAAGCCACGCGCCAGAAAGTTGCATACTCAGAAGCCGTCGCTGGTCTTCCGGCGTATCGAGCGGAATTAGTAAGAACTCAGAGCGAACATCGCCCACCGAAATGTAGATTGTGCTCTCAGAGACCTTGTAAGATGCGATGCCGTCAAGCCAGGACGTAATGTCCTTCAACACGGTGGCCTTCAACTGCTGGAGGGTTTGTCGCACGATAGCGAAGCGCGTGTAACGCAGTCCGTCGGGGGCAGGGGCTTGTTCGCACGCTCGTCGGAAGATCTCGAACAAACAGGCCGTGGTCTTACCACTGCCGACCGGACCCGCAATCAATCTACCAAAGGCTTTTGATTGCATGAACCGTGCGCACGTAGGTGGCGCGGTGTAATTAATTGTCGGCATTTATTGGTTCTCCACGAGATGCTGGATGAGGTTCTTGAGGACTACCACATCATCTTTGACGTGCCCGAGTGCGAGGTTGCAGTCGTGACATAAGATCCCGCGAACCTTATTCGTGCTATGACAGTGATCTATCACCCAACCTACTTTGTTGCCCGGCGAGTCAGATCGGCAAGTTTTGCACTTGAAGCCCTGCGCAGCCAGCATTGCGTCGCGCTCTTCTTCCGTCAGTCCGTATTTGGATTTGTAGTATTGCTTGCGCCGATACTCGTTGGCTTTTGCGCGGTTCGCTTTATTCCACGCACGTTGGTTCGCACGTACGCGTTCGCGGTTCTTAGTCCGCCACTTCATCTGGGCTTTTCGATGCGACTCTTTGGCCGCGTCGGGATTGTTTTCCTTCCAGCGCCGATTGTACTCGCGGCGCTTCTCTGCAGTTATCGTATGTGTCATACAGGCTGCATAGAGGCTGTTGGTTTCGTATGAGTCTCATTTCTCAAGGTAGCAAGCGAGACGCCTAAGCGTGTTCGCATTGTCGCGCGCGTGACCCAGAATGAGATTGCAGTGGCTACACAAGATGCCGCGGACCTTCTTGGTCTTGTGGCAGTGGTCGACCACTTTCTTCCAGCCCCTCTGCCGACGACACCCAGCACATCGGCCTCGTTGGCGCTTGAGCAGCGCATCGCGGTCTTTTGCCGTGATGCCATATCTAGCGCGAAGTCGGTGATCCATTGTGCGACCGGGGTTTTTCCGGCGCCACTCTCGAAGGCGTTCGTTTTTAGTCTGCCGAGGAGGCAACGATCTCGCCCTCGATCAGCTTCGGCTGAATCTCTTTCGAGATCTCGATCGCCGGAGCCACGTTGCCCAGATTGATGACGACACTAAACCGTTCGCCGCCAGCTCCGATATCATTCGCCCGCCCGTCCATGCCGGCGAGCTTCGTCAACATTTTGCCGCCCTCGATCTTCGCAGGCAGCGCCTCTTCGACATCGTGAAGACGGTTGTTCAGCTCAGGGAGCCACTCCTCGAGCATCGCTGCCGCCTTCAACTTCACCCGTTCTGTCGTGTTGAGGGCGGTGTTCCAAGCCTCGACTTCGCTAGAAAGCAACCCTCGAAACTTTGCGTTTCGCTGTAGTTCTGACCAGCGTTCGGCTGTGATTGAGTATTGTTTGAGTATATTTTCGATGGGGTGAATATCCATCGCGATTTCGCGAGCGAGCTTTACTAGCTCGTTATCACCTAGACTTGCTGATCGGGCCGGTGTTGACGCCATGATACTTACGTGATACCAGTAATCGTTTGATTCGTGGTCGGGTATACTGTATCTCGTGGCTTCATGGCAACGGGCACGGTACGCGGTGTGCTGCGAGTTGTGCCGCCCGCACAGCTCAACGCCGCGATCAAGGCGCAGGACGAAGCAAAAGCTCAGAGTGAAGCGGCGGTCGACGAGACCACGCTCTCC